GTTGCTGGAATATAGATTTGTGTATTGTTTACACTATCTCTTGTTAACACCCAAGGATAATATGTTGCAGTATAGTTAGAATCAATTCCAGTTTCCTCAACAATATCAACAGCTTCTTGCGGGTAAATTAAATTATCACCTTCAGTTGTTGATGCTACAAACATATTGTAATCCGCCATTGTTGCAATATATAATGAATCTGCTCTTTCAGTTTCAATCATATTAATTGCTCTTTCAACTAAATCTGAATTGTTTTGAATATCAATACCAGGTGTTGTAAATACATTTATATTGACAGCTTCAGGATTTGCAAACGTTCTTTGACCTAACAAATATGCGTAGTAATCTGTATTTCCAAATTCAATACTTCCATCACCAATTGCAATTTGTTTAAACAATCCATTTCCTTTACCTTTTGGATATCTTGTTGATGAACAAGCTCCATTTAAGAATCCACTTCTACCAAGTGCGTACTTGTCAGCATTTGTTCTAAATTCTCTATATATATCCCAACCATCAAATCCACCATATACAAATAATGTGAATTTTCTAGCATTCAATCGGTAATAAGGATTTTCAGGATTATCTGGTTCAGATGAGAATGATGTTACACCAACTTCATATGCTGGTGTACCACTTGATGCAAATGAACTAGATATTGTAATACCACTTGCAAATTGGTCCATATGGAAACCTTTTGTTCTAAAATTCCATTCTGTACCTTCACCATTACATAAATCAAATGGTTTAACTTTTCCTTTATATTGGAAGAAGTCACCATCATAACCCCAATACGAACCTAATCCTAAATAAGTTCTTCTTATATTGTCACCACCACTTACAAAAGCATCGTCTTGACCAGTTGAGGTTCCGAAAGGAGGATTAAACACTTGCTCACCAGGTAAGAAATATTTTGTTTTATAAATTGGGAATGGTGATTTTCCATCTGGATATTCTCTAAATGTATAACCTTGGAAACCGCAAGGGATTGCATCTACCGGTGCATCCTCATTAATTTCAACCATTATGTATTTAGATTTTAATTCATATTCACCATCTAATGTTCCTATTTTTTTAGCGATATAATTATTTTCAGATGGATTCATAGAACAGTTAGTATATTTCTCAAGTACAACTGGGTTTGCATCATTATCAAAATAATCTCTAACTAATACTGTGAATGTTTCATTGTTAAATGAAAGGTCCGCTAACGATATTTTAACTTCAGAGTTTGCGGTATTACCATCGGATATTGTATAAAACTTAAATAAGTTATAAACTTTTGTACCTCTTAATTCAGATACAACCCAAGGTGAACTTGGTGATTGGAATTTATCTAGGTACCAACCGATAGTTTGTTGGTCATTTCCTTGTGCACCCTCAGAAGAGACTACAATAGGATTTAAACCTCTAATATATCCCTTATTCCAAGCATAATTTAATAAAGTATTATAAGACTCCTCAACCATTAATGGAACTTGTGTTCTTGGTTTTTCAAAATTACCTCTACCAAATACTTTATTAATGTTATTAGCATCGGAGTTACTCATTGATACTTGGAAGTTAAATGTTGTACCATCATTATTTACAGCATTAATCGCAAAAGGTAAATAAGGATTTTTTAATACTCCACTGTATTCTCCAGACATATCATATGTTACTTGTGTTGTACCAGTAACTTCATAAATTGGGTTAATACCATCACTATATGTTGATAAACCTCTTGATCTTAAAGTGCATACAACTAAATCATCATATTCAGTAAATGAAGTACCTGTGTAATAATAGATAACACCAACTACGGTTCCAGAATAACAATCAACAATTAAAGGTGTTGTTGTTGTAGTTGTGGTGATAGGTGTTGGGGTAACACAAGGATTTGTAGTTGTGGTTGTGGTTGTTGGTACAATTGTAGTTGTACTTGTTGTTACTGGGTTTAAATAAGTAATACCAGTAATTGTTGTAAAAAATGAAAAACCAGAATACGCACCATTACCAATATTTTCAAATAAAGCATAATACCACGGGTCGTTAAAACCTGATGCTGGATTAGAGTCTTCAAAAGAAACATTATCAACATTAAAAACATTTGTTGATGCTGTATATCCAGTAATAGTTAAATAATCATAATCTACTTTTGGTATTGAACCAAAATATTTGATATTCTCATCTTCAGCCATATAAGGATTAGGGTCTTGAACAACGTCTAATATAATTCCATCAATATCATCTTGCAATGTTGACACATTTCCATTAAATTGTTCATATTGTGATGTAAATATGTTAAAAATTTCACTTGGTATTTGTGTATTGTCTAAATACAAGACATTCCCATTAGTACAAGCACTAAAATCAAAAGCAAAAGTTTTTTCTTTTTTAACAACACAAACCGGTTCACAATTAACAACAGAACCGCTTAAACACCAGTAATCTAATGTTGCTGGGTCAAGATTTGCTTTAGTTAGTATAGACCAAGATGGTCCAGCGTCATAACCAGATAGTCCTAAAATTCTAGTTACAAATAATTGATTTGATTGTTGTAAATACGCCTTTGCAATATACGGTGCTTCATATTTAGGAATTTGAGTTCCTACGAATTTTTCTGGTAGTGTTCCCCCAAAATATGCCTGAAATTCATCATAGTTTCTAACAAAGATTGGTTCAAATGCAGGTCCTTTAATTGTTTCACCTACAATACCTAATGTTGTTACACCAACACTTTGTGCTACGAAACTTAAATCAACTTCTGATGTATAAACACCTGGGGATACGAAAACTTTACTATTAGTAGCCATTGTTTTTTTAATGTTTTATAAATTTATTTTTATAATAAATATTAGTGTTTTTAGTAAAAACTTTACTTATTATAAACTATTTATATTTTGGTGAGATTTTTTTCTACCTTTTTTCTACCTATGGATAAAGAACCTAAAAACATTAAAAATTTAAAGATTGATAAAGATGTTCACAACATTTTAAAAAAGTATTGTGATAAACGAGGACTTAAAATGTATAAGTTCTTGGAAAGTCTTATTATTGAGAAATGTAAAGAAAAGAAAGATATTTACGGTGAAGATTAGACTAGTGACTGTGTATAAACTAATTTAGCGTCTTTTGTTGCGTCTAGTCTAACTATTGTAAATAGAATAGTGTCGTTTGTATTAACTTGGATTTTATCCAAATCACCACCATAGTAATCACCATTTATATAAACTTGAAATGAACTAACATTATCTGAAAAAGTTAAATTTAAATTTAAAGTATAGTTAAATAATTCCTCAACCTCATCACTTGTTGTTGGAAACACAAAATCAAATGTTGCTGGTTCCGGAGGAACTTTACCTCGATATTTATTCTTCTTATATTTTGTTTCGGTTTCAAAAATTTGAAATGTTCTTGTTATTGCAGGACTAACTTCAAACTGATCCTCATCAATTAAAAATCCATTCATTGTAAATTCATATTTTTGAATGTAGTATTTTCTTTTTTCTAATTCCATAACAGATTCATCCGTAATACTATTCATTTTAATTGGAATATAATGTCCTTTAATAACTTGATACGCTTGTAGTGATGCGAATTTTTCAAGAACGATTTGATTAAATTTATTAACTTCTCTCATTCTATTACAAATAATTGCAACAGTATATGTAATATCAACTGGAACCGGTTGAGGTATTTTATAAATGTCGTAACCATTTTTATTACCGTCCCAAGTTGGTACCTTAGCGTAAAAATATAATCTCCTATTTGGTATGTTATAAATAATAGATGGGTTATTACCATACTTTACTTCCGGAGTTCTAATTACAGTAATAAATGGTGGTTCGCTGTTTTTATCAATGTTTTGGAAATCCCAAGTCTCAACAAACTGTGCCCAGTTTTGTGTTGTGATTAAAATATCAATCATAGGAATTGTTTTACCTTCAACAACACACTTTAACTCATCACGAACAAAATCTAAAAATCCACGGTCAAGATCTGCGTGTAATAAACTTTTAGGTAAAAAAGTACCATCAGCTTCGATTTGATCACGAAGTTCACGTCTTCTTGGTAGAAGTGTTTTTTCTTCCGTAAGTGGAATATATTTTTTAATTTTTTTTGGTAAACCCATTATAATGCTCTAAATTCGTTTGGCCCAACCGGAGCCGCAATTATTGTCTTGTAAAAAGGACGATATCCTTTATATGTGTGTTTAAAATCTGACAATACCCTACCATCATTTACAACGGTATAATATCTTACAAAATTTTCGGTATCATAATAACCAACGTAATCACCGTAATCAATATCAATATCTAATTCTTCCAATGTTTTTAAATAAACAGAAATTGTAATATTTCCAGGTTCTATTTGTGCATTTTTAGTTGACCCAACATTTTTATTTTCTGGTGTTGCAATTTGAACAAATGCGTTAAATTCAACCGGAGCTAAGAATTTAATACCATCCGAAACAGTTTCACCGTAAACATCATCAGTTTTTGTTTTAGTTTTATCAACCTTATATAAAACACAAGTAAAGTTCATATCACCAATTAACCACTCTTGACCCATCTCAATTTCAAGACTAAAGTCATTGTCTCCAAAAAATTTACCAAGTCTTGTTATAGGAACTCTATTATCCATAATAGTTATTTATTGATAAATATTCTTTTTATTGTTATTTTTATATATAAGTATTAATTTTGGAAATTCAAAAACAATTAATAGAACACAAGGCATTAGAATTGTTGGAGTCATATAGTGGTGCCAACAACTATATTCTATATATGAAATCCAAAATGGAAACAAACAAAAAGTTTTTTCCAACAAGGACTCAAGCTGATTATATTGTTAATTATTTTGATACAAAACCAAAGGTTGCTCGTAAGTGGGTTTTTCTTGATACTTATTTTGCTAAAAAGTTTGCACAAGAAAGATATTTGTTTGAAACACCACAAAAAGTTTATATTGAGAAATTATTAGTTGAGAAAGATAAATCATATCATATCTGGGGAAAATTTTTTGAGAAAGATAATTTATCTGAATTTTGGGTTCCAAAATCATCTTTAATTAAAACACACTCGGTTGAAAAAGTTGAGATTGATTATTCAAAATACGAACATAGACCACCACTATCACATCAAAAAGATGCTGTTGAGAAACTTGTCGGTTCAAAAAGATTTATATTAGCTGATGATATGGGTCTTGGTAAAACGACCTCAACAATTATTGCAGCACTTGAGACCGGAGCAAAAAAGATTTTAATTATTTGTCCGGCATCACTTAAAATAAATTGGGAAAGAGAAATTGCAAATTATTCGGATAGAACCGTATATATTGCTGAAGGTAAGAAATTTTCAACTGAACACGATTTTGTTATTGTAAACTATGATATATTAAAAAACTTTCACGACCCAAAGGATAAAGAAAATTCATTACTTGTTAAATCAGGGTTTGAATTAGTGATTTTAGATGAGGCTCATATGATTTCAAATGCTCAAGCCCAAAGAACAAAAATTATAAACAATTTTGTAAAAGATGTTAAAAGAGTTTGGTTATTAACCGGAACTCCAATGACATCTCGTCCAATGAATTATTATAACTTATTAAACATAATAGAAAGTCCGGTAGCCCAAAATTGGATGGCTTACGCAATTCGTTATTGTCAAGGTTATCAATTTAGAGCTGGAAATAGAAAAGTGTGGAATGTTACTGGTGCGTCAAACTTGGAAGAGTTAAGAGATAGAACATCAGGTCAAATTCTTCGTAGATTAAAAGAAGATGTTTTAGATTTACCAGATAAAATTATTACACCGGTTTATTTAAGAACCTCATCAAAAGAATATAAAGATTTAATGGGTGAATATTATGAATGGTTAGAAAATAAAAAAGAAGAGTCGTCATCACTTACCGTTCAGTTTTCAAAACTAATGAAAGTAAGAAAAGTAATTGCAAATGAAAAAGTGAAACAAACAATTGAGTTTGCTGAAAATATTATCGAACAAGGAAAGAAAGTTATTATTTTTACAAATTTTACAGATACACTACAACTTATTCATAATCATTTTGGAAAACAATCTGTTTATTTAGATGGTAGTTGTAATAAAGTACAAAGACAACACGCTGTTGACCAATTCCAGGATAATGAAAAAATAAAAGTTTTTGTTGGGAATTTAAAAGCTGCCGGTGTTGGTCTTACATTAACTTCAGCTGAAGTTGTAATTATGAATGATTTATCTTTTGTCCCGGCAGAACACGCACAAGCAGAAGATAGAGCTTACAGATACGGACAAAAAAATAATGTTCTTGTTTATTACCCAATTTTTGAAAACACAATTGAGGGTGTTATCTATGATATCTTAAACACCAAAAAGAAAATCATTGGCACCGTTATGGGTGATGAGGTTTCTGAATCTGTAGATGTTGTAGAAGAAATACTTAAACTAATTAATAAAAGAAATTAGTTTTTTTAAATGTTGGTATATTTATTAGGAAACTAATAATATGAAAAGAATTAAACTATCCGAAAGAGAACTTAGTCGTTTAATTTCAAGAATAATTAAAGAAGAAGAAAATATGGATTTTACAGCTATGGATAAATTATCAAACATAGAAGGTGTACAATCAATAACTGAATGTAAAAAAGACGGTTTTAACCCTAGTTTATGTCTTTCAAAAGCTATGGAGACTGTACCATTTAATGTTTTTGTTAAAGAATTTTTTCCAAAGTACCAAGAAGTTGCCGGGCTTACAAAAACAGAAATTCCAACAACTCCTATGGATTTACCATCTATGACAGAGTCTAGAAAATATAAAAGAAGTTATAGAAGATATTAATAAATTAAATTAAAAATAAAAATTATGTTAAATAGTAGAAGTCAAACTAAAATAAGAAAGATGGAAATGTTAAATATTCTTTCCGAACAAAGATATTTAAATTCAAAAATGAAATTAAACGAAAATGTAGAATCAATACCAGAAACAGTTAAAGAATGTATTAAC